ACCAAACATTCATAATTCTCCGTGGTTTGATCCATTACACTGGAGAATGCCTCTAGCGTTGGAAACATGGACGCATAATTCTCCCATATACGTTTTCGGTTTGTCATATAAGGTTCTCTTAAAATAAATACATAATCAATGTTCGTACGCAAATTGGGGGGTATACCCAGCGGATATTGCATGGTAATGATCAACATGATTTTCCAATGACGACCATTCATAAACAATAGGCGCATCATTTTATCCCGAGTCCACGATTGATCATACAAACAATCATCTAATATTACGAATGCGCGGGGGTCAATGGTAGTACGTCGGTAGGTTTCCATTTCCTTATTCATTTGTTTTAGCACTATTTTCTGGCGGCGTAAAACGTTTTCAATAAGAACCGTATTGTATTCTTCATGAATAAATAGTTTAGGAACATGCCCCGCATAAAACCCGTTTCCCGCTTCTGTTCCGGATATCACCGTGCCGATGGGTATGTCCTGATGATGATATAATAAATCTCGTACCAAATACGATTTACCGGTATCACGCCGACCGATCATTACAATTACGGGACCTTTGTTCTCATCCGGTTTGAATGTAATTGTTCTCATATCAAATTTCTTTAATTCCAATGAAGACATGGGTAAACGATGATATATAATAAATATATTAAATCATTCCTATTTTTACACATTACACGACCCTGATTATTGGAAACTCCAATAATCAAGGGAAAGGGCTAAAGAACTAATGTTTACATGAAATCGTTAAATATTACAAAAAAATAATAAAGTAGATTAAATATACGGAAGTTTCAACTATGAAGTCTCACTCCATAAGAGAATCTGTAGAATTATCCATTACCCCTATATACAATGATTTATTCAATATTAAATCCTTGGAAAATGAATATGTAAAATCACCCGAAGATGAATTATTTGAGTATAATCCATTTTCCATAGAACAACAACAATCGTATAATCCAATTTATGCATCTTTATTTGAATGCGACAAAGAAGCCGAAAGCAAATTAGATTTGATTTCATTCAACCGAAAATACAATTTCGTCAATATGAATACCATTGAAGAATTAGAAACGAAAACGCATATTCAAAAACCCGTGTTCATTAAATTTGCGCCGTTATTGGATCCCATCAAATACATGATTGGTAAATATGAAAAATACGGAGGCGAATCCATCACCCATATGCCCAAATACAATGAATCCGTCTTTGCGAAAATAGACAATATACATAATTCATCTTACGTAGATTGTTTTTTTAGTTATTTGAGTAGTCGGTTATTACACGATTATGGAGTACCCCATGGGATTGATTTTCTCGGTTGTAATTTAGGTGTGCAATCCAAATATAAAATGAATATTTATGATGATTTGGAATATTTATCAACTTCACCCTTTTTTAATTCCAATAAAGGCAAATTATTTGAAGTGTCGGATTATGAAGATCCTCCCTATTTAAATAATATTTCTAGAGGACATAAAGAACGCCTGGCCCTGAATGAAACCAAACATAATATTACAAATATATCTATTATTGAATTACACGATATTGGTGAAATGGATAATATATTTGTGGGATCCGGGGTCTCGGATTCCTCCTCGCCAGAAGAATCGCCAGAAGAAATATATCAAAAATCTCAATCTTTGAAAACGGTGTCCTCCAGTGACAGTTCCAATAATAGTGAATTGAATTATAGTAGTGATGAAGACGAATGTGAAGGTGAATATGAAGGTGAAAGCGAAGGTGAAAGCGAAGCCGAGGACGACGACGAGGAGTCCAGTCAATATAGTACTGTGGATGAAGACGAAGACGAAGATGAAGACAACTCTGTCACAGATTCAACTACAGACAATAAAGAGAATGAACCATCCTTATTTGCCTATATAAATAATTTCCCAGTGCAAATGATTTGTTTGGAGAAATGCGAAGGAACATTGGATGAACTTTTTATTAAAAACAAAATAGATATACATAGTGCAGCATCCGCCATGTTTCAAATTGTCATGACATTATTAATATACCAACGCGCATTCCACTTTACACACAATGATCTTCATACCAATAATATAATGTATGTATCCACCGAAGAAGAATATTTGTATTATGAATTTAATGGAAAAAAATATAGAGTTCCCACATATGGCAAAATATTCAAACTCATTGATTTTGGAAGAAGTATCTATAAAATAAATGGACAAATCTTCTGTAGTGACAGTTTTGCTCCGGGAGGAGATGCCCATACTCAATATAATTTTGAACCATTCTTTAATGAGAACAAACCGCGATTAGAACCCAATTATAGTTTTGATTTATGTCGTCTGGGCTGTTCCATTTACGATTTTATTATAGAATCCGATGAGGATAATGACATGTCTATAGATACAGAAAATATGGATGAATTCCAGAAAACCATTTATCGTTGGTGTTTGGATGACAACAATAAAAATGTATTGTATAAAAAGAACGGCGAAGAACGTTATCCAAATTTCAAATTATATAAAATGATTGCACGCACTGTACATAATCATACTCCGGAAAATCAATTGTCTTATCCCTTTTTCTCACAGTTCGCTATTGACGATAATGAGTGGGAACATATTGTGAAATCGCATAGATGTGATCCAACAATAATAAATATTCTATAATAGAATGATTTTTTCGTATATTTAGATATAATGATTTACACCGTTGAAGAATTCAATAAATCACCCTTTTGGCTTTATTCAATTCTTCGCTGGTATAATATTGTAATCTAATTTTCGTTGGTATAATAATATAATTATATATTATTATACATGAGTGCATTTGACGATGATTATAACAAAATAATTGGATTAAATACTGAACAACTAATAGCATTAATTCAAAATATTAATAAACAAACATTTGAATATATGCAAAATGAAAGTGTAATAGCTGCTATAAATGAATCAATACAAAATAATCCTCATCATGACAATAATAGAAAAGAATTAGGTTTTGAATTTATACTATATGTTGCATGGGTATTGAATGACTATTCCCGTACTTATTATACATTACACCTTGATTCTCAACGAAACAATAATCAATGTGGGGATAAAAACTGTTTTATTGAAATAAATGGTATTCTATTAATTAACTATGAAAAAATAAAAAATAAAAAAATAAAAAATCCTATACAACATATTGTAAATATATTAAGATTTTTATCACGTATAGATTTAAGTATAGATTTAAATTTATATTTAAAAAAGTATATTACTGATAAAGGGAATATGGATATTCCATATAAAATTATCAAAGTATTATTTGAAACATTTAGAATTAATGAAACAAAAGATCTAAGTAAGTTTGTTATAGAAACTGAAGGTGGAACGCGGAAAAATCGTCGCAGAAAAACATCTAAATCTACAAAAAAACATAGAAAATCATCTCGCCGTCGCAGTTAACCCTTTATTCATCTCCAAATAACAACTCCATAATATTAAATGCAAACGCAAACGCAAATCCGGTTTTCAATGATTGAAAAAAAGAAGTGTTATCTTGAACATAAACGACAGTTGGTTGCGCTGCTTGCGCAGGTCGTATATCATTTGGATTTGGAGCTGCTGCCCCACCTAATAACATTTTTTTATATTTTTCTAATAATTCTAAGAATTTATTCTGCGTGACAAATTTTTGACTTACCAATTTACCATCTACATATTTTTTTATTATATCCCCTTTCAGTGTATTATCGCGACTAAACACCTCCGGTTTTTCAATAGAATATACCACTCCTTTTTTGGGTAGATGACGATTTTTTATGTTTTTGAATGTTTTGAATTTGATATTGGATTGAAATGATGTTCTGTTATTTTTGGTAATTCTTGCGCGAACATTCCTATGTTTACGCGTTCGTTTCCCGCCACTAGTTGATTTTGATGCCGTCGTCATATTATTATATATAATAATATGAAGAAAATTTATATTGAGGGTCAAGGAAAGGATCTAAAACCCAGGAACATCCGTAAATACCTGTGTATTTGCAGGATTTATGACTTTACTGTCTGTCACCACATTGAAAAAATCGGTAATATACCCATCAAACGAAAAGAAAAAATAGCTAGACAATAATGTGCAAATAAAGACTATAATGGAATCCCTCACAAATAATTTCATGGGTTTCATTTCTTTATCCACGTATTTCATTTCAACGAATTTCAAAACAGAAAACATCAAAGTAACAAACGCCGCCAAAATAAATTCCTTTTCCATTATTTTTGTATACAAAATGCTTAAATCTTTTATTTTCTAATAATACGCATCTCTCTACGATAATTCCTCAAATTCAAATAGCGGGGGTTCTTCCACCGAAATGGAATTTCCCGCATTATTCATATCCAATACATCAAAATCCGTTATTTTCACGGGTTCATCAAATATCTTTATTTTTTCGTCTTCG